CCAGTCATAGGCATACTCATTTGTTTCCCATCCTTGATATACCTCTCCAGTCATAGTCAAGTTTCCTTGAGCAAGCTGTTGCCCAACTGTTAAGTCTACAGTCTCAGATAATATCTGATAGTAAAATGTTCCTGAGGTACTTAAGTTATCATTAATGCAATAAGCATTTAGGATAGTACCTTCATCTTGGGTTCCATTTACCCAAATTAAAATTGGCTCAATTGTTTTCATTTTTTATTTTTGTTTATGCGTAAATATAAATAGTTTTATTTTTTCTTGCTCCAGATAAATATCTTGACATATTTCTATGATTTAAATTATAAAGGTCAGTCAAATCTTTTAAGCAGGTGTAGAAGACCCCAGTTTGGGTATCTAAAACAATTCTAGCTTTAATTGATTTATCACCCCTCTGAGCTTCAGACATTTTTTTTCTTGATTCAAGAGATGCTTTCCTACCATAGTTTGGATTTTCTTTACCACTTTTTTGACTTCCAGCTCTTAAAATTTTAATCCTTTCAATGGTCTCCTTAGAATACTTATGTCCTTTGGAACTTACTGCATTTCTGTTAAGGTTGCAACACTTTTCATCATCAAAATGTAAATCTAAATAATACTGCTCTCTAGTATTTAAATCATCATATAAACACTCTTCTAGTATTTGAAATGATGGCATTCCGTACTTGTTGTAAACACTTTGAATAAACCCACTTTTGTTTTTATTATGAACCATCAAATGCTTATGCCTATTGAAACGATTCTGAATATCAATAGATTGACCTATATAAAAATATCCTGATTCTTCCCAGCTCAACTTATATATGCCTAACTTTTTCATGTCGCTTCTTGTACTGTTCCATTGTCCCAGATTGAGACTGCTTCAATTGTTTTCATGTTTGTTTGTTTTATTTTATACTTCTCTTGCATTAATACGATATTCAACACCATCAATTTCTACTAATAAACTTGTATTTTCAGTTATTGTTCCTGCAACAACATTACCAAATTTCCAATTTCCTGTAATTGAACTTGGACCAATTGGTTCAGTTCGAATAGCTCCATTTACATGTAATTTAACTCCCACATCCGTTGTCGTTCCAATCAAGACGTTGCCGCCGCTTGGTTGTAAACTTAAAGGTATTTGAGTACCAACGCCATCACTTGTTTGAATCCAACCAGCAAATGAGCCAGACGCTAATGCTCCAATAGTAACGTTTGCAAATCCGCCACTTTGATAAAATCTAGCGTATGCATTTGTCCCTACTAGGTTTGGGCTAGCAGCAGAACCTAAAACGTCTAATTTGTTACTCGGACTACTCGTCCCAATCCCAACGTTGCCGCCTCTAGGTTGTAAAGCTAAAGGAAACGTTGTATCTGCGTTATTAACGTATGCGGCTTGTATCCAAGAATATCCTCCAGAATCAAACGTGCCTAAATTTAATGCTCGTCCAGTTGTACTATTACTAATTACAAAACCAGTAGTCATATTACCACTAGTCGAGTAATTCCCATTTGCATTTAAGTGTAAAGGGCTAAATACAGTACTCGTCCCAATCCCAACGTTGCCGCTGGAGGTTATTAACATTTTAACCGAATTTGCACTTTGAAAATACAAATTTGACGATGAATCAATATACGAATGGTCTCCGTGTATTGATTTTAATGTCAAATAAGAGGTTCCAGATACTAAATTGATATATGAACGACTATTAGTATTAGCGGTATTACTATTTTCAAAAGTGTAAACAGTTGTAGCATTTTGATTACTACTAAAGGTAGCTGCGCCTGTGGAGGCTATGTCTAAATAGTTTATAGAATTTGTACCATCGCTTCTTTGTGAATTAAATAAAAATCCCCCATTTGTAGAACTATTTGCACCATAAGAAAACAATCTCATTTGTCCACTAAGCCAATCTAAAACATATCTGCTGCCTCCTAGTCCACCAGGATTATTGCCTTGGCCTGTTAAATAGCCTCCTAAATTTAAAGATGAACTAAACCGCCCAGTTCCGTTAACGTCTAGCTTAAAGCCAGCGTCTGTGCCACCTACTCCTATACCTAAATTCCCTGTGCTAAACAAGGTCATTGCTTGGGTAAAGGAGATAGGATTGCCAGCCGTTCCTGTTCCAGCATTGTACCAAGAATGGACTCCATTGTTAGGGTTTTGATTGTATCTTAATGGAAAAACTCCAGTATCTGCATAGGTAAAAGCATTTGCACTTGTCTCTAATGCAAAAGACATCAAGTTTAAAGAAGCATTATTTTGATGTGACAAAGAAACAAATTGAGATAATTGTAATGCTCTAGAATTTGTATTCCACGCACTCGGTGTAACCCCTAAGCCAAGGTTGCCTGTTTGGCTTAAAATCATTTTAGCAGTACCTAATCCATCATTTGCAACTGCAAATTCTAAATATGCACTATTATTAGTTGTTCCTCTAACTCCTGAAATATACGCTAATCTTTTGCCTCCAGCATTAGTCGATAAACTATTAGTAAATGAAATTCTGCCTAAAGCCTCTCCAGCATCTGTTCTTGTACCTACTAAAGATAAAACGGCTCTACCATTTGTTGACTGCAAAATAGACATTCCGCTTTCTCCATCTATAAAATCATTTGGAGTAATTGTATTAATTCCAACATTTGTTCCATTATCAAATATTCTGCTATTTCCAATCGTGCTTGCTCCTGTAAACTTAGGCAAATAATTAGTTGTGCCTGTTCCTGTTACTGGGTTGGTCAATAATGGCTGATAGCTAGTAGAATCCAAGCTACCATCGCCTTTGACAAACTGCGAAGAGGTGCCACCTAATATCTGAGCCTTGGTCTTGTTTTCCCAAAGTCCACCAGCTTGCAGTTGCAATAAATCGCCTGTAGTTGGAGATACTATTTTAACTCCCTCATCGTCATTTATATTAGAGCCGTAAGTTGGCCTAACGATAATCGCTCCGTTGTTTTTAGAGTTAACCGCAGCGGCAATTAAAACGATGTTATTAGGAGCAACAGGAGCAGTTGTTTGAAACCCTCCAGCACTTGTTGTACTTGCATAAAGCAAATCGCCAGCTGAATAAATGCTGGTATCTATTCCTTCAATCTCCCCAAAGTTAGTTACTTGACCAAACTCGCCATTATCGATTGCCTCGGCAGTAACTCCCATAAAGTAAGCACTCGGGTACGTTCCATCCGCTAAGAAAGGAGCAATTTTTAAATGACCGCTTGCACCATCCGTTCCGTCAAATCTTACCGCCGTACCTTTGGCGATATTAGAGCCTGTCGAATTCTTGACATAGAAATAAGTGTCTTGGCCAATGTGCTGAGTAGTGCCGTTCATTATCAGAGCAGCAGTACTCTTAGAATCGTCCCAATAAATAGTTCCTTGATCCGTTGGAGTTCCTGTCGGAGTAGTATCTAGGGTAATAAATCCTGACTCCAAGCCATACTCTCCCAATTCAACATTAGAAATCGCTCCCGAATAAGGCACAAAGTTATTAGTACCTGGAGGATTAACAGGGTCTTGACCTTCTGAAACGACAAATCCAGGAGAGGATGGTGTTGCTCCATCTCTCAATATTTGCGTGGTAAATTTATTAATAACTACGTCTGCCATTTATGTCGTTGGTTCTATTCCTAAATCGTATAACTCTATTCTTGCCGTTCCCTTTCTCAAATCAAGCTCGTAGCTCACCAATGCCCAATATCTGCCATTGTAAAGGAACGATCGGTAAGGCTGAATTTCTCGCCTTTCAACTGTTGCTAAAATACGATAATTGGTTCGCCCTTTCAAGTTAGCTAATTCTTGAACGATAATATCAAGCAAAGGTAAATCCTCCACTCCATCTCTGCTCCATCCTTCAGATACCGCATTGCCTACATTTAACAACTGAATAGCTGAAGCGGAATTGCTAGTTATAGCATCTCCAATGTATGTGTTATAATCAGGATGCACGTTTGCATAAGGTGATCCTGTCAAAGCCTTAACACCTAATTTAGACAAGGCCAATCCTTCGGTCTTTTCAATCTTTAGAGTCAAATTATCGTATCTAATAACGTATCTGTTGGCAGTTCCTGAATTGCAAATCAGTTGATAGAGTCTTATCTCTACGTTCCCATCTTCAGGGACTAGCACGTTATTAATTGCTATACTATTCCAAACGCTTCCTGTAGTAACGGAAAATTCCATTATCGTTTCGGTTGCCGTCCAATCGAATGTGGTTGCAGTATCTCTGTATAAATATTGCGTTCCAATTTTTACAACTAATCCAACGGAATGAGTTCCAGCCGCTGGAGTTACAGAATAGGCAGAGCCAACTCGCTCGACCATATATTCAAAAGTCAAAGAAATGGTATTGGAAGTTTCTTGAGCAATTACTATATCTCCTCCGGTACTTGTTGTACTTGCACTTATGTAGCTAATATTTGGGTCAGCCGTTCCATCCGTGGTTGTGGTTGTCCATATTTGAACATACTCACCGCTTCCATCGGAAACATATTGAACCAAGGCGGTATTTCCACTAGGAACGCTACTTGGCTGATTGCTAGGAATAGCATTTGCATATTGCCAATCCGTTAAACGATAAACATTTGGGTAAGTATATGTTGGAGGAGTTATAGACCATTCAGGGCCTTCAAACTTAGCGTCATAAACTCCGCCTTGGCTATCTTTATTTAATACACCTAAATTCAAGAAAGAGTTAAATTCTGTAAATACTCTTCTAGCAGTTTCCTCCGGTCTATTAATATCCGCATTAATATCGTCACCATTTATAATTGTTTCAACTGCGGTAAGCGATTGATCAGGCAAGAAGCGGTACATCTTAAAGTCCGTTTTATTGAACTCAGGAAGCCTTACCACATAAAACTCGTTTTTCCATAAGAAAACACGACAAAGGAAAGGATTGACCATCCTCGAAATAGTTTCTGAAATATAAAGCTCCTCGTTTGCTATCCTTACTCCATTGCTAAACTTAGCATCCTCTCCATCTGTATAAATCGCATTCGCTGGCACATTAAACTGCAAGAATACAGACTCGTTAGAGTCCATTCTAGTCTCGTGTATTTCGCAACCTATATTTACCTTCCTTTGCTCTACAAAAGATTGATTTAACGCTCCAATAACGGCAGATAAAGCTTGGTATCTTGGAGATGGCCAAGAGGCGAAATTTGATCTAATAGAATCAAATCCTTTTATGCCATCAATTGCAGTAAAAGAATAAAGCTTTTGACCGCTAGAAAATTGAGAGGTAATAAAATCTGGAGCAATGTAACCGCTAAAGAAAGGAATTAGTCCCTCATAAATCAAATAATTAATTCGGTTTGTGCCTCCGCTTCCAATTGAAACAAATGTATTCTCACCAAATGCAATATCTTTAAAATTAGACGTATTTGGAGGCGTGTCAGCCGTCCAATTGATTCCGTCAGTAGAATATAAGTATTTTATTTCAGTGTCTGTAACGGCCATAAAATAGCCATTTCCGTAGGTTATAGAAACAGGAGTATTTGGTGAGCTTGCTGTACTCCAAGAAATTCCATCAGTTGAATAATGCTTACCAGTTGTAAATATTCCATTGGCATAAAATACTGCTAAACTTGATATTCCTGTGCTTTCGTCATTCCAAATAATACCATCGTAAGATGTTACCATCGTACCTGGAGATCCAGTCTTTACGGCTACAAAAATTCCTTTCCCATAAGTTATGTCTGTAAAACCACCTGGCCCAACACCTTCTCGTAAAGTCCAATTTATTCCATCGGGAGAAGTCATAATGCCACCGCCAGCAGAATAAGAAATTGCAACTGCTACAAATAATCCGTTTCCGTAAGTAATATTTGACCAAGTATCGTTTGAGGCTGCGGTTCTGCTAGTCCAAATAAAACCATCCGGAGAAGTCCAAACTGTTCCGCTACCTCCTGAATTTGCTACTGTTACAAATAAGCCATTTCCAAAGGCAATTTTTCCACCTACAAACCCAACTGGATTGGTTGCTCCCCAAGTTATCCCATCGTTTGAGTAATGCGCTCCGTTAGACCTTGTGGCCACGAATAATCCATTTCCATAAGCAACACCAATAAAATTATTAGTATTATTTACTTGTTGCCAATTAGTAATATCTCCACTTGCTCCAATCTCATTTAAAACAACTTTCCAAGTACGATTTCCTCCAACAAGAAACTCATTAAAATCGCCTGTTTCTCCAGCAATCGTAAAGTCCAAAGAAGAGCCAATCAAGGTGTTAATCGGATCGTCTCCTGTATTTCCCCAATTGTAGGTAATATCGTTAATCAACAAAGGAGTAACAGCTCCTGAATAGCCATCTTTGTAAATCTGCAAGTTATAAGCGTTGCCTCCGTAGTTAGTACCATATCCGCCCTCATATTTCAAACCATACGCATCGACAGGACTATTCTGACCCGAAGCAATGGCATAGATTTTAACATCTTGAGACGGCATTGTATAGCTAAAAGAAGCTGAAGAGGATAAGAAAGTATTAGCTGGACTTGTATACCATTCTACAATATTGTATCCAGGATCAAAAGCAATTGCAATAGTCAGCGAATCGCCTTCTGTATAAAATTCAGCAATTGGGCCACCATTTACGGTTATTATTCCCGATCCACCTCTAAGGGCGATTTGTAAGCGATAATCGTTTGCCATTATCCTTTATTTATCTTGTTATTTGCTTGTCCTAATACATAAACCAAATCCGCTCCTCTAACCATAAATTCACCGCTAACGTCTCTATTTTGTTGGAATAAACCACTAGCACCGCCTCCAGCAAATGAACCACCACCACCTCCTCCAACACCGGAAGTTCCAACGGATGAGCCACCGCCTCCACCTCCTCCGCCAATACCTGACGTAACTCCACCGCCTCCGCCTCCTCCAACTTTTGCTCTTATATAACCAGCTAAAGCAATTAATGCTACACCAGCTGCGATTGCCGTGGCTGGATTTTTGAATGCCATTTTAATTGCAATCATTCCAACACCTACTTTAATTGCCGCCTGACCCAATCCTTCTGCAATTGTAGCAACCCCACTTAATAAAGCATTACCAGCTGCTTTTACAACATCTCCTCCAGTTGCTAAAGCCTCACCAATGGCAAATCCAATATCACCTAATCCATTTACCGCTCCTGAAGTAATAATTGCGGACGCTTCTGCATTAAAGTCTTTTAATGAGGTTATAAATGCACTTTTTTTAGATGTATCTATGTCAGCAATCTCAGGTTGTATTGTTATTCCAGCTAATAAATTATCTAAATCTAAACCTGGATCAATTGGCTTAGAAATGGACTCAGCTAAAGCCATAAAATTAGCATCTACTTCTTTAACTAAATTAGCTTGTCTTTCTAATAGGAAATTAGAGGTATTAACTTCGGGATTGCCAGCTAAAACAATCTTGTTAAACTTATCCCAAGATTTAGAATACTCTTCAAATGCCTTGGCTCTTTCCTCCGCATTTGTTTCGCTGCTTACTTCATTAAAATCCTGAACTCCAGCTGCTGCCTCAACGGATGCCTTTTGAACGGCTTTAATTGCAATTGCTTGGCCTTCTAATTGGTTAGCATAAACTGGATTAACCAATGCAAGCAACTGCTTTCCAAAGGTCATAAAACCATTTTCTCCTGTAAATTCTGCAACTGTATTGACTGAACCTAAAGCAGAAACCAATCTTTCAGTTAAGGCATTGGCTAAATCTAAAACTCCTGAGACTAAACCGCTAGAGGAGTTACCAATAACTAATTGTAATTGAGTAAAATTGTCTCCAAGATTTGATATTTTACCACCAACGGTTTCAGAAATAGCAGCCATCGAGCCACTAACTCCTTCTGCTTGTCCAAGACTTATTAGATATTCTTGAATTGCAGTATCTGTTTTTTCTACTTCTGTAGTTACTCCTTTGAATGTAAATGCAACGTTATCGCCTTCAGCCTTTGCCCGAACTCCAAACTCTTTTAATCGTTCAAATTCACCGGTCATTGCATCCAATGTTGCCTCGGCTAATTGGTCAAAGGATTTACCAGTTGAAGAAGCTAAATCCCCTAATGAGGTCATCTCTTTAATAGTAGGCACAAAACCTCTATTAGCTAACTTTACAAAAGCGTTGGTTAATTCATCAACCTGGAAAGGAGTCTTGGATGCAAATTCTACAATTTGATCCATTGCGACCTTTGCTGCTGATTGACTTCCTAAAGTATTGGTTAAAACGGCTTCCATTTTTTGGAACTCTGCCGTTGTATCAATTACGGCTTTGCCAAAACTTATAACCGCACCAACGGAAAAAGCCGCTCCTAATGAAGCCAATGCGTTGCCTGATATTTTTTCGAATTTGCTAAACTCTTTTGAGGATTGATCTAGCTTGCTATCTACCTCTTTAAATTTTTTATCAAACTCGCTAATCTTAGCACCTATTTCAACTTCTATTCTTGGATTTGCCATTTCTTTCTAGTTTACTTGCAATTTCCAACAATTTCTTTGCTTTAGCAAAGTCTTGAGGTGTTGACTCCAATGGTTTGCCTGTATTGTCCCAAGGCAAAGGCCAAATTCTTGATGGATTTAAATTTGCTCCCTTTTTCAAATGTGGTTGTAAGCCGATTAATGCGTGAACTCTTAAAGCCTCTATTAGGTCTTTTTGGTCAATCTCGTGACCTTTAACCAATGCCTTTAACTCTTTACGGCTTAAACTAAAAAGCTGCTCATAAGGGATTTTTGTCCTACCTACGAGCAGCATTAAATTTTCACGAGCTGAATATTGCTCGCTTTCGTTTTCACTTACGTTTTTTTTTCTTCGCTATTTTCTCCAAGACCTAACTCGGAAAGCAAATCAGCCAAAACTTCGTTAAATAATTTCATTACGTCTTTACCCTCAATCCAAATTTTTAACTCTTCTAAGCTTATTGGATTTAACGATTTACGAATGCAAGCAACTTTATGGCATTCAATAAGCAAAGCGTAAATTAAATCTAATTTTGGCATCTTATTATTTTGAAAAACTTCACTTAAACTTTTTTCTGTGAAATCCTCAAAGTTAGCCAATGCACCCAAATTTGGGTAAAAGAAAATCTCCCCTTCTTTAAAGGGAGCAGAATGGTATTTAGCCATATATTTTTATTAGGTTGGTAT